GTTGAAGCGGTGGCCGCAGTTACGTGGACGCTAGGCGCTAACAAAAATAGCGTAGTAGAGTTTCGTAATGGGGAGGGTGACTTCGCACACACCAGTAGGTATTCGTTTCTTGAACGATGTATGCCTAGAGAGATGTCGTTTGTGGTAGACAGTGGTAAGCAGTACGTGCGGTACAGGGAGGAGCGACACTTCTTACCCAAGGACAATAACAAGACCGTAGTGTTCAAAGATGCACATACACCTCAGTGTGCGTGGCGGTTAGTAAGTAAGCCGCACCCTCTACCTGTAGTACGTAAGCGTGTAAACAAAGAAGAGAAGAAGCCTTACAAGGAAGCTATAACTTCTTATCTTGAGTGGGTGTGGACTATGGTTCCGCTACTGACTACTGAGGAGAACAATCAATCTAAGGGACGGGGCCACGGATTTTCATACGAAATGATGAGGGCTACGCGTGCGGAATGTAGGGATCAGATGAACTCACACACTGCATTTAGAAGCGCACTAGCGGATGAAACAGATGAAGCGCGTACGTCTATGGCTGTGTGTTTTATGTCTGACCTGAGTAACCTTATTATGAGGGAGGTTAATTACGGAGAAACTCCCCCTCCACTAACTGCTAACCCTAAGAAGTTCCGCACTAAGTTCAATACGTGGATCAATGACTACGCAGGGTTCACTGAAACATTCAACGAGTACAAGGGGTAATACAATGGAACATTATATATTTGACGTTAACTACAACAAGGCAAAGCTCTCTCGTGTTGACGAGTTAAAGGGTGACTACCTACAAGATAAAATAGATCTAGGCGTACTAACGCCAGAGTTTAAAGAGTTTGCAACCAATATACAGAAAGCGTTTCGTGGGTGTAAGTTACGTACTAGAGATAGTAGTGGCTCTCAAATGTTTGTGTATATGCCCGAAGATACCTTTGCAATGGGTAGTATTTGGTTGAGATCATCAGAGGATAACGAGTACCAATACGTTGTTAGTTCTCACAAGGTGTCAAACAATAAACACAATGGGTGGTCTAATGCGCATAGACAATGCCACAGCATACGCCCTGCTATTGCTCTAAAGAATGCCAAGAAGTATTTGCAACGGCTTACGCCTCAAGAAATGGCTAAAGCTACATCTAACCAGTGCTACGATACAGTTAGTAGCTACGAATCGAAAGAGCGAGGCAAGCTAGATAGTTTGTATAGAAAGGTATTCCGTGTAGGTTTTGAAGGAGGGGTTGATAACCCTATCGTGGTCAAGGAACTATTCCACCTAGCAAACAGCGGACATACTTTCTTAGATATAGAATGGAGTAGCAAGTTAGCAGAGGCACATGCGTCCTATAAACATTACCTACAGACACGTAAAGATTGCACTGCGGATATGTATTGCGTACGTGTGTATCAGAAATTCGGTGTGCAAACTTTTGATGTGACTCTCACTGTTCATTCCTCGTCTAGGTATGAAGCTAGGAAAGATAGCTTTATTGGTACACTTACCGAAGATGGGCTACCCGAAGGTATGTTGGGTAAGTTATCTACTATGGCTATCTGCGCGTACGAGGATTACATACCGCAAGTAGGGTATCGGTACGATGAGAATATATTTTATGTCACACAATGATACGTTTGAGTATGATACTGACTCTATAGTTAATTGCTACCGCGTAACGTCACAAGGATACGAGAATAGTATTGAGGTGACATGTATAGGCATGAATTGTGTTGACGCGGAAGCGGAAGGGTTATATGATCTTGGTGAATCGCTACCGAAATGGTTGGAAGATAGTCTAGCGGTTTTGATGTTATGCGATCCTACGCCACCCACTGTACCTGTAGAAGGTGTGGGGAGGCGGATAGACGAACACACTTTCTGGGTATACAGATAAGGAGAGTAGTTATGTTGGGACAAATAGTAGTTGGCGTAGTATTTATTGTATGTTTGGGTCTAGCGTTACGCGGAGCCGTGTTAATAGTTGGCGATAAGCAACGTGAGTTTATAAAGCATAAACAGGAACTGGTATCCAAAGGAGAGACCAATGGCGATGACCCCCGAAGGGAAAGTAAAGAAGAAGATAGTTGAGCAGTTAAAGACGTTAGGGTGTTACTACTTTTTCCCTGCTACAGGGGGATACGGTAAGAGCGGAGTACCTGACATAGTTGGATGTTATAAAGGTAAGTTCTTTGGTATCGAATGCAAGGCGGGCAAGAACACACCAACAGCATTACAGGAGAAGAACTTATCAGACATAGCACTAGCAGGTGGTGTCGCCGCAGTCGTTAACGAACTCAACATGAAAGACATAGAAGAATTACTCGGAGACTGTAATGGAAAAGTGGCAGAGACGTGGCAGACAGATCACTGACTTGACATGTGAGGATTGGGATAGGGTATCGCAAGGCTTACCTAAACACGATGAAAGACATGAGTACGTAAAAATGGCTAAAGACATACAGAGTATAGTTATAGAGCAAGAAGATATGGTGAACTCACCAAACCACTACACGTCAGGTAGCATCGAATGCATTGACGGTATAGAAGCATCCATGAGTGCAGAAGCATTCAAGGGTTACTGCAAAGGTGCGGCACTGAAATACCTTTGGAGATACGAGCGTAAGGATAAGTCGTTAGAGGACTTAAAGAAAGCGCAGTGGTACTTAAACAAGTTAATAGCAAGTGTGGAGGGGTAATGGATATCATAACCGTAGACTTTGAAACGTATTTAATAAACCAAAAAGGAAACAAGCTATGAATGTATTGAATGATGTAGAAATTAGTTCTGAGAACTTGAGACGGTTGTATGAGTATTTTACTGACCCTGCGCAGGGGGGTAACACAGTACGTTACACCTCCAAACAAACAGGGGTGCCAGAGAAGGAGGTAAAAGCGTTTTGCACAGTGATACGAGCCTTGGAAGGATGCTAAATGGACTTGATAACGGTTGATTTTGAAACCTACTACGATAAGGATTTCTCTTTACGTAAGATTACAACAGAAGCCTACATCCGTGACCCTCGCTTTGAGGTGATCGGTGTAAGCGTAAAGGTTAACAATGGAAGTACGGAGTGGGCTAGTGGTACACATGAAGAACTCAAGGAGTACTTACAAACTTTTGATTGGGCAAATAGTATATTACTTGCTCACAACACTATGTTTGATGGTGCTATTCTTAATTGGCATTTCGATGTTCATCCTCGTATCTATACCGATACTCTTTGTATTGCTCGTGCATTACACGGTGTTGAGGTTGGAGGAAGCCTACACGCGTTAACACAACGGTATAACCTTGGAGAGAAAGGTACTGAAGTACTTGATGCCGTAGGTAAGAAGCGATTAGATTTTACAGACGAAGCACTGGATAAGTATGGTGACTACTGCGTTAACGATGTGGAGTTAACCTATAAGTTGTTTAACCGTATGGGTAAGGGGTTTCCAAAAGGAGAACTACGTTTAATAGACTGCACGCTACGCATGTTTATAGAACCTGTTATGGAGTTAGACTTGGGACTACTAGAGCACCACCTAGAAGATACCAAGCAGATAAAGGAAGACCTTATAACAGCGTCAGGTGTGACAAAGAAAGACCTTATGAGTAACCCCAAGTTTGCAGACATACTAAGGGACTTGGGTGTAAATCCCCCTATGAAGTTAAGCCTTACTACAGGTAAGCAGACCTACGCGTTCTCTAAGACTGATGAAGGATTTAAGGCGTTAGCCGATCATAAAGATGTGCGTGTACAAGCGTTAGTGATGTCACGCCTAGGTACTAAGAGTACGCTAGAAGAGTCACGCACTGAGAGGTTTATAGGTATAGCCAAGCGTGGGCTTATGCCCGTACCCATTAGGTACTATGCCGCGCATACAGGTAGGTGGGGAGGTGATGATAAGATTAACATCCAGAACTTACCTAGCCGTGGTATGAATGGTAAGAAGTTAAAGAACAGTATGCTTGCCCCCGAAGGCTACGTGATGATTGACTGTGACTCCTCTCAGATTGAAGCGCGTGTACTAGCATGGCTTGCAGGGCAAGAGGATCTGGTATCAGCATTCGCCAACGGTGAAGACGTTTACATAAAAATGGCCGCTGTCATATACGGTATACCCGAAGAACAAGTTACCAAGGCACAACGGTTTGTAGGTAAGACTACTATCTTAGGTTGTGGGTACGGCATGGGTGCGATTAGGTTTGCTGAACAACTACTATCATTCGGTACCTTTATGGAAGCCGAAGAAGCACGTAGGGTAGTCAGTATATACCGAGATGCTAACTGGAAGATTAACACCTTATGGCGTGACTGTCAGAACATGTTAGTTGAGATGTCTCGCGGTACTGCTGTGAGCCTAGGCCCGAATGGAATCGTTCGCTCTGTCGAAACGCAGTCGGGTATGGGAATACTA